GCTATGATTATGGCAGGTATAGGATTAATAGCTGCGGGAGTAACAAATCTTTTGACTCCAAAACCTAAATTTGACGACTTTGAAGAAATAGAAGGAGGAGGAGGAAGAAAAAACGAGCTTTTTTCCGGTCCTCAAAATACAATAAGAGAAGGAGGCCCCGTCTTCGTTGGTTACGGAAGATTACTTATAGGATCTCACGTTATTCATTCCTCAATCAAAACTTTTGACGTTAAAAACGGAGAAGAAGTAGATAAAAGTAAATATACGAGATATAGTTACTGGGGTAACGAATATTACGGGTTAGATTACAGACACTCAATAAAGGTTGATGACGAAAAACAAAATGTTTCTAATTTAGCTAAAAAACAAATTATTGACGAAAGAGATTTTTCTTCTTTATCTAAACCTAAACAAAATAAAGTTGGAGAAGTGACTAATTATCCGGGAGGAAAAGAAAGCGAATACATTTTTGAACTGCAAGACGGTAGCTATTTTTACTGTAACAAAGACGAATCTTAAACAAAAGATCTAAAAATGGGAAAAAAAGGAAAAGAATACGAACCAAGAAAAGCTATAACTGACGAACAGGGAGTTTTAATACCTTCCGGTAGTGATACAGAACTGTATTCTTCTATTTCCGAAATATTCGTTGCAGATCTTTTATGCGAGGGAGAAATAGAAGGAATAGTTAGCGGAGATTATATATTTCAAGGACAAATAAACGAAACAGGTTATACATCAGCTGAATATATTCCGTATGCGGCACAAGGAAAAGAAGATAGTGAAGATACGTCTTTAGGTTTTTTAAAATCTGTTTATTGGAATGAGGTTCCAGTGGTAGACAGTGAAGGATATTATAATTTTCCAGAAATAAATTTAAAAGAAGTCAAAGGGTCTCCTACCGGTCTGGCTCCTACGTTAAATTCTGAATTATCAAGCGGTTCTGCAGAACAGCTTCAAGATGATATGCAGATGTCTTTATTCAGAAATATAGGAGATAGACTATTTGGTCCGCCTATAAAAGTTGGTGAAAAAGCTCCAAAATATTACAAAACAAATCAAGCATATATAGCAAAAGGGAACGCTAGTTTTTGGTACTCGAATTATGAATCTCAATATGGTCAAGCATTAATAGAAGACGAAAATGAAACTAGAGTTTTTGTCGGAATAGTCGGAGCAGGAACGCAGGACGAGAGAAGGATTATAGGTGAAGAAGTAAACTTTAACCAAAACGCTGGGTCAAATAACCAAACGAATCCTAATGAGACAGGAGAACCCACTTTAAAAGGGGGAAAAATTGATAGAAATGCAAAAACATATACTATTTCAAATAAAGAATGTGTTAAGGTAGCTGTTAACATAAGAGTTCCTAATTTAACAGAACAAATAAAAGACGATACTACAGACGATATTAGTAACGATTCCAAATCTTTTTCTTCACAGAGAAAAGGTACGTCTCAAAGTGGAAATCAACAACCATACGGGCAAGGAGATTTGAGAGCTCGAAAAATAACGTATCAAGTATATTTCAGACCAGTTTTTGACACAAAGCATTCTAAATCTAGCTTTTTTCAAGAAGATTTTTCTAGTTTAAATACAGACGATATCTTAATTGAGCAATTAAAAGAAGTAGGGCTGATTAAACCACCAATAGGAGAAGAGGAAGAAAGCAGGGCAATAGAAGAAAAATTGGAAGAAATCCTAAAGTCAAACGGTTTTAAAGAAACAGATTATAAGGAGGACGGAGATCAATTAGTTAATTTAGACAACAAGATAGAGCTTTCGAAATTCTTGTCACTTTTATTAGTTGAATCTAAGGGTTCTTTTCCTTGGAAGCTAGCTTATGAAGATGAAATTTTCGGAAGATTCGATCAACCTTACCTAAGAAGCAGAACGGTAAATTTAGAAAACTACGGTATCGACATCTGGAATGGAAATGCCGTAAAAGATTACGAACTTTTCCAAGGTTGGGAAATCAAAATAGTAAGACTTACTCCAGACTCTGTTCACACTTATCTAAGAAATCAAAGTTTTGTAGATTCTTTAGTCGAAATATATAAGCCTAAGATGAGATACCCTTACTGCGCTATGGTATACTCTAAATTTGGCGCAGATAATTTTTCGGCTGCTCCCGCTAGATCATATGATTCAAAACTTATAAAGGTAAAAATACCAAATAATTATGACCCAATTAAAAAAACTTACGGTATAAGCGCAGCTTTCGTTGAAAACGAAGGCGAGTATAACCTTTCTCCTGATGCTGAAGAATCCTCAATCCCCATAGGCACAACCTTATGCTATGACAACGATGGAAAAACTTATCATAAAAAGTATTCAGGAGATATAAAAACAGACTTAAGTAATCATAAACCGAATTACATTTCTACTACAGATAATGCTGGAAAGGGAACTGGCCCTAATCAATTTTGGAATGGAGAATTCAAGAAAGAGAAGTATTGGACAGATAATCCTGCATGGTGCTTTTATGACTTAATGACAAACTTTAGATATGGATTAGGGGAATATATCAATACAGAATCAATGGACAAATGGACTCTTTACGATATATCTAAATATTGCGATGTTTTAGTTTACGATAACAAAGGAAGTATAGAGCCAAGATTCACTTTTAATCATCTAATTATTTCAAGAGACGAAGCTTACAAAGTCCTCAATGACCTAGCTTCTGCTTTTCGAAGCATGTTATATTATGCTTTTGGACAAATTTATGTTGTTCAAGATAACCCTAAAGAACCTGTGTATCATTTTAATAATGCTAACGTTATAGATGGAAAATTTAAATACTCGTCTTCTGCAAGGAAAGCTCGACATACAGTAGCTCTTGTTAGATACATAGATAAGCATAGTATGTATAAACCTGCTTTGTCTTACACTGAAGATCCAGAAGGAATAAGAAGGTATGGTATACGAGAAATACAAACCAGTGCTATAGGCTGTACTAGCGAAGCCCAAGCCAAAAGGTTCGGGGATTGGATGCTTAAAAGTGAAAATCTAGAAACCGAATCTATAAGTTTTTCCGCAGGGATAGAGTCTTCTTATTTGAGACCCGGCGATGTATTTTCTGTTTACGATAGATACAGAAATAAATCAAAGCTCTTAGGAAGAACCCTAGAAATAAGACACAATTGTCGATTAGATATAGATGAAGGTCAAAAAAATGAACTTTCAAAAGATTCAACAGAAGACAAGAATGAAACTATAATATTTTCTCCGTTTGAAGATAACCCAAGCGAAGAATTCCTTGAGTCTGAATTTATTTTTCCTGTGCCTTTTAAATACAGCGCTGAAATCTACGAAAGTAATCTTTTGAGTGATAGCGATTTTGGAGACAGAAGCTGGGCTAACCCCGTTTTCAATAAAGTCGTAATCAAGAAAATAATAAATCCAGAAAAATTAGAGCAAGAAAAACAACTAATACTAAGTGAAGGCTTAACTAAAAAAAACAACGGAACAAAAGTAAAAATCAATCAAGTAAAAAAAGATGATGCTCTTCAAGATTTCGAAGATTGGTTAAATAATTTTTATACAGAATTAGAAAACGAGGATGCTTTTTCTAACCAGACTACTTTTTATATACCTTATGAAATAAAAGAAGGAAAAGAAGTTTTAGTCGGAGGAAGAAAACAAATAATGGAAGAGATAAAAAGAGCCGTAGAAGCCAACGAAAAGAATTCTATATTAGACCTTAATCTTGATTTTGAATTCGGGGAAAACTGTTACCCTCAAGGCTCCGAAAGACTTGATTCAGATCCTGAGTTAAAGTATATCTTAAATATAAACCCATATACCGAAGTTTTTGATAGATTAGAAAATGGGAATTTTCAAGGAAAAAAAGTAGAGCCATACGCTTTAAGTCATTTAGCGACAGATCCAAAATACTACTATTTAGACAACTCTACAGATAAACAAAGACCAGAGTATCGCGATTATAGAGTAAAAAAGATAACAAATGAAGAAATAACATATGATGAAAACTGTGACCCTGAAAAATTCGAAGATAATATTTTTACAAAAATATATAGAGATGTAAAAAAAGGTGACGAGATAACATTTGAATACGAGATAAAAAAAGCTTACATATCTCAGAGCTCAACACAGCCTTTTGTTTCTTCTAGTCATACCACAGAAGACCTTATTGGAAACGAGCAAGGATTAATTTCTTTAACAAATAATAATACAACCATAACTATTTCAGAACTAAATAATTATGAAAGAAGCGATAATAAATCTGCAACTCTAATAGTCGTTCTAGAAAAACAAAATGTATCAAGTTACATAGATCATTTTAACAATGTAGATACTTTAACGACATTATCGACAGAGCTAGATAGTGACTTTTTTCATTCAGATTTTTTATTTGACAATTTAGTTGGAGAAATATCCTCAGAAAAAGAATATACAAAAGTAGAAGCAGTTTCGGATTTGGAAGGAAAAGGAAGCGATTTGTCTTCTATCAAGGAAGGAATAAGAAATTCATTTGTTTTGCTAGAAACAAATATAAATAAAAACCAAAATGCAGACACAGTAAAAAAAGAAATAGCGAAAGCTTTAAACGAAAATCTTGAGGATTACATAACTTTTACGAAAAGTAGCGAAAGCTCTTTATTTTATTATAAAGATAGTAGTGGAGAGTTTGATTTTTCTATAGAAGAAGGTAATTCGGGCTATATACTTATAAAGTTATATGGAGTATTTACTAAAACAGTAGATTTAGGTTATTTAGCAAAACTTAAGTTTGTAAACGGTTCTAATGTGATTACTGCGGACTATGACAAATATTATATTGAAGGAGACTGTATAACGCTTGACAGACCAATAAAGCTAAACGAAAAGACAAAGTACAACTTTTCAATTTTAACGCCTAGTTTTAATTACGAGAATAACGAAGAAAGAAGAATTACGGATTTAGATTCTAGAGACTCTAAAAACATAAGAAAACCTTTAGTTCAAAAATTAGATTTCTTAGGTTTTCAAGCCGTACAAGAAACAGGAAGTTATTATTCTGATTATCAAAATAACGGGAAAGGAATAGTTACGAAAATATACTTTAACGGAGACGAAGAAACTAGTGTTTTAAATACTGACGATTTTGAAATAAAACCTTATAATAATTATGTATGGTCTATAGAACCTGATTTTGAAGGATGCGAAATAGATTATTCGGATAAAAACTCAAACGAGCTTATGTCTGGTCATTTAGACTATTATAGAGTTATAAACATTAAAGAAGAAGAAAATGAATACGAAATAAACGCGCTCCAGTACAGTTATTCAAAATACACAGATTCAGATTGCTCTGAAAATAATATAAACTTAAACTCTAATTACTGCAGTAAAGAAGTAAAAATAGAGACAGTAACGCAAAGCTAGAAGCCATCTAGATATGACTGCTAAACCAAAAAAAGAAATAAAGTTAGAATATACTAGAACAAATAATTCTAGCGGAAACGTATGTCTTAAGTATGACGAAGTTTACGTTATCATAAAAGCAGGAAGCGAATTTGAAGAAAATTCTAATGTAAATGCTCCAACCGAAACGATAGCTAGACTAGCTCAATTCAATGATCATTCAGAACAAGGTTGTTTTGTAGATAACCAAGGAAATTTCATCTCTTCTAAAGTTACCGCTTTATCCAATGACGAAAGCGAACAAGATACTGGAACTGCCGATTCACCCAATGGCAAAAGCGAAAATGAAGACGATTCTGCGATCTTAAGTATTTTTATACCTGATCGGCCAATTAAATATTATCTTAGCATTTGGGGATACGGAAGAAGCAATAATAGGTTATACGGACCTTTCTTTCACGAAATAGATAATTCAAGTAGTAACGGTGGGAAAACTCCATATGCAGATATAAAGGTCACAAACTTAAGAAGATACAGCTCTGAATACAGTAGAGAAATACTGTATGATAAAGAAAATAAAGACAGCGACATAAATACTCTTCAGTTTTCATATTTTGTAGCTTTACCAGAAAGCGAAAAAATATATTTCCAAGAATTACCAAAAAGAATTTGCATCGTATACAAAAATGGAACTCCTGTTTTATATCTATACGGAGAAGATTTAATTACTCTCTACAAACGTATAGAAGAACAAATGCCGGAATCTGATACAGAAGAACAAATGCCGGAATCTGATACAGAAGAACAAATACCGGAATCTGAAGAAGGTCCGTATTTAGACATTCTTTCTATACCTTATATATTCTTCTCTCCTTTAATAAATAAACAGTTTAAGGGAGATGACCAAAAATTAACAAATGATGAAAATTTAATTAATACAGGAGATTATAAATATTTTAACCCTTTTGGGGATTCTTCGGATTTAAAATTCATAATGGATGGAGCTTTCACTGAAGAAGAAAATGGTTATACTCTTTGGGTTGGTTCTTACGATCCTTCGGTAGACTTACCTTATTCAAGTTTAAAAAATTTAAGAGAGGGTTCACTATCAAAAGAAGAGGTTAAGTTCGACATAGTTACTACTTCGTCTTCTAGAATAGTAATTAGCGGTAACCCAAGCGTTAAAAGCGGAGCTAGATTTACCAAAGCTTTAGAGAACTATAACAGCAGTTTAGACCCTGAGGAACATATAAAGGTAAAATCTACCGCTTTATCTTGCGTTTTAAACACTTATGAATCAAGCGAGTCAGAGCTAGTTTTAACGTTAGCGAGCACGAAAGATTTTATCAACGAAAACAATAACGAAAACAGTTATTTAAATATCTCTACCGAAGAAAAAAGATTTCTCTCTAAAAAGATTCTCAATTCAGATGAGCCGCATACGGTTATCTTTCCTACCTCGGAAAATGAAGGAGATCAAATCTGTTTGGAATGGGCGTCAACAGAAGGCGATAGCTTCACCGTCGAAGCCAAAAGCGATGATAGCGAGTGGACGGAG